CCTCGAAAGAGGAATCGGAGACGAGGCGTGTTTCCACTCTCGTTCCAGATGTCTTAAATGACAATGTGTATGCAAATGCACCTCTGTGACGTGAATATCTCCGGTCACTGGGAGTTCGACTAAAATCGAGTTACTGGTGATTGTAGAGCCAATTCAACCAGGGAGGATTGCTCATGGAAATCCAAACGAAGTTGAATCTCTAAGAGCCCAGGGCACCTACCAACTGGGAGTAAGCTCCCTTAGCTTATTCTTAAGGGTTCGTACCTATGGGATGGTAAGTTACAGGCGTAAGTGCCTAAAGTTTATCAATAATACTGGACTCTTATTCATTTATAAGAAATCTGCGGAGTAAGAAGATAACGCTTCTTCGTAGTTAAAGGTATTAATTGATTGGGAAAACCCAGAAATGTGGGTATCTTAAGTATCTTTCCGAGAGCCCTTTACTAAGGCCATTAGAATTGGTGTATCAAATAGGCGGGGAGTCCCAGGTAATGCTGGTGGTCCCGATGATGGTGCATCTTACCCGAAATGAGCTGACCTATGGAACAACTCAAAGGGAGATCATGTGGTTACTTTTGGTACGAAGAAATCCAGCCACCTAGCCCGAATGCCAGAGTATTTCCGGGAATCCGGTACAGGCATCGACAAGTAAGTGGTGTGGGCCCCAGAAGAGTACGCAGCTTAAGACCTACAGGGACGGGGGGTCTTAGCTTAGTTAATCTAAGTGGCACCCAAGTCATGTAGCTCAACCATACGAGTTAGCAATAACTCAACCTACTCTAAGGAGCCTGCAGCCCTCCCTCACAGGAGGAAACTGAAGGTGGACCAATAGGATAGGGAGTGGGAGGTGACATCATATGGGTAAGCGAAATACAAGGCTTATCCGGACTGGTTATCCGAACATTCCTGAACCCTGTGTAGACCCTTTCCTCTATAATACAAGAAATGAAAAATCAAATCTATAAAAAGAGTATCGGAATTCTTTCACAGGTTCTTAGTAATCCATGGCTTGCCCGTGTAAAATCGGGTAAGGGGTTGATCGGGCCTTTATTGGCTTTCTCAACCCTGATCGTAGGTCCCCACGTGGGTTCTCTTCCTGGGGCCGTCTCACGTTATGCCTGGACTTGCCACAACTTGATTAAAAGTCAAGGGGTCGCAGGATTGTCGAAGTGGATGAAGGCCTGCTCAGTATTGCTTATGCAAAGTCTTAGCGGGGAACCGCATCTAAGTACATGTCCTGTTGGTCCAGCAGTAGCGAGAACTCGTGGAAGGAAACTTCCAAGAGTTATTCCGGTAGGGCATAGAAGAATGATCGTTCGAGGTTCGCGCTGGGTGATCCGACTCTGGCTCAGTTTATTTTCTCTGTATAGAGTTTTAGACTGGAAGGGGAAAGTAAATTTGGCAACAATCGAGGCGAAGGGTGTTCCTACACCCATATCATTTGTTATATCTTTATCGAAATTCGTTCCAATCTTTTTTAAATATAGAAGTATGTTTAAAAGAAGTCCGACGACTTTAGTGGCTTGTATAAGGCCATCATTGACGACGGGGCCAAACTCTTTGAACGGATGGCCAAGTGCATTCTCTAGTTTATTTGATGCGGCAACATGGCTTAAACACCCATTGTATGCGACATTAGTATCCTATTGTTTTGTAACTGGTCAGATGGGCTTCCTCTACCCTATCGAATATCTCGGGACACAGATGTGGAAACCGCGCGTACCTGGGGAACGAATGGTAAAGGAGGTAAGACACGTAAGTGTTAAACCTCGATTAATTTCGCCGAATTCCAAAGGAGAAAGGGTTGAAATCCGGACTTCCCAGGGAGGAGGATGGGACATAATCACCTTCTACGCTAAGGGCACGCGTCTAAACTCCGTGACCGAATCAATGTTCGGGGGGACTGACGAGCCGAAAGGCCTAGCTTTAGGAAAGTTAGGTAAGAAGTTTGAGCCTGGAAAGGTGCGACTATTTGCGATAGTGGATTACTGGACTCAATGTTTAATGCAACCGGTCCACGACTGGGCGTTTGACATTTTGAGAGGAATACCCCAGGACGGTACATTCGATCAACTTAAACCTCTTAAAAGGTTAGTGAATCGGATGGAACGTTCTGGTATACGTCGCTCATGGTCATACGATCTCAGCGCGGCAACCGATCGTTTTCCATTATGGGTCCAGCGATCTTTACTTTCTGGGATATTCTCTGATCGCTTTGGTACCCTGTGGGCTCGCCTGTTAGCAGGACGGAAGTATGCACACCGCTCTAAAGGAGTGATTGTGAACTCATCTGTCTATGCGACGGGTCAGCCTATGGGGGCCCTTAGCTCTTGGGGAGTTTTCTCATTAAGTCACCATCTAGTGGTTCAGTTTTGTGCGTGGCGTGTGGGGTACAAACGGTGGTTTGACCTTTACGCATTGCTTGGTGATGATATCGTCATTGCTGACGAAAAAGTAGCTAAGGAGTACGTGACAGTAATGGAGGCATTAGGAGTAAAGATCGGACTGGCTAAGTCCTTAGTCGGTGCGAATCGATCTCTCGAGTTCGCAAAACGATTTATCTTAGAGGGAGTGGACGTGTCACCGATTTCTTTA